CCACGTCGGATCTCAAGTTTCAGAAAACCTATGCTCAAGCCAGTCTGGTAGCTCATTTCGGCCAGGGCGTAGGCCCGCCTTTCCGGTAAAAATTCTTGACTTCCCATTATTTTCCTTTCATGCTTCGAGCGTGTCGGATGATCTGCTGGCGACCCAGCACGACCTCGGGTAAGGTGTCGCGGGCGTAGCGTTCCCAGAACTCAGCCTCGGCTTGCGTCCAGTAGAGCCGGGCATTAGCTTGGGCCAGCTTGCGGATTGCTACGGTGATCGTCCGCACCACATTGACTAATCCGTCAAACTTCTGCAACCGCAGCTTGGGGAATGGTTTCACCGGCAACCGCATGTGCTCGTAGGGTGACTTGCCCCAGTGCACGCATACCTCCACGGACACCAAAGGGAACTCTGCAGTGGGCGGTCGGTTAAACCACCACGAGCGGAAGGCCGACATCCGGCGCCGCATCTCGCGCTGGCTGGGGATGACTTGTTTCCCGGAGTGCAGTTCACCAGCATCGGCTGCCTCTTCCAACTGGCCCATCCGCAGGCACAGCGGGCCGGAGGGGGTAAAGTCGCCGGAGGCCAGTTTCGAGAACGCGCTCGCGGTAATCCCTAGCAAAGCAACGATTCGTGATACTGGCACCTTGCAGCGATCCTTCAGCGCAGCGATGCGTTCCGGCTGCCACTGGGCGACAAGCTCCTTCTCTTTGCCCCGCAGATACTCTAATTCTTGATTCGTTTCGTAGACTTTCACTATCCCCTGGTGACGTGCGATCTGCCGGTTTCGCTCTTTCCAGCGGTTCACAATTGCGAGTTTACCGATGAAAGGCGTTGATTTGCAACGAAAATCTTTGTAGAGCGGGCGCAAATCAATAAGATTGAAGGACTTTTAGTAGCGCGTCCCCGTTCCAACCTTCGGGATCGTCGTTCGTGAACTCGCGGAAAGTGGAACCGTACCACGGCGGGAGATTCACTCCGCTAAGCCCCCATTTCCAATCTCTCCGCACCGGCTGCAACAGCAGCGTCGGGACGCCCAACGTCCCCGCCAAGTGCGCTACGGCGGTATCGGTTGACACCACTAGCCGGCACTTCAGGATCGTTCGTGCGGTCTGCTCCCAGCCGTCCAGCAAGGCCTCGTCTTGGGTGACGCCCTTGGGGCAGCGCGGAGCGGTCTGCTGCTCGTACAGCCGCTGCTGCTCCGGGACGAGGGAAACAACCCGCTCGCAGCGTTTCGCCAGCGCCTTGCCGACGCGATCTGCGGTCATCTGATCCAACGACCGGATACGCCGCTGGGAACCGTTTTCTTCGGCCCACCAGCAGTAGCCGATCCAGTTCAGAGGTGGATGGATGATGTGCGCCGGCGGGGTCCAGTCAATCGACGGCGGGATGTCGGCCCAAGACTCCATACCCAATTCCGCGGGCAGGCTCATCAGGCTGGTGGAGTGGGTGTATTCGCTCAATTCGGCGTAGCGCCATTCGTGCGACATCGGGAACACGCGAACGTAGCGGCCGGCAACGTGTGCCATGTACTCGTACAATCTGTCCCAAACAATGAAGACTACTTCGGGCACTCGCTGGGCTAGCAACGGCAGCCAGCGCGAGAACAGGAAACCGTCGCCGTAGCCGCCCTCGGGCAGCACAACCAGTTTCTTGACCGGCTCGCCGCGCCAGGGATAGGTGTGGGGGAAGGGGTGCCAACTCACGCCGACGCGGGCACCCTCCCAGACCGGCCAGGCGTACTTGAACTGGCCTAGCCGCATCATGCTGTAGGCAAAGCCTAGCAGCGTGTCCTTGGCCATCGTCGGCGCAAGGCCCTGCTTCTCAAAGCATTGCAGCGCCCGCTGGAACAGGCTGGGGACTTCTGCAAAATTGCCCAAGTCGCTGTAGAGTTGGGCAGCATTGACCCAGCCTGCAGGTTGCTGCGGATTCAGGCGGAGCGCCTTCTCCAGAACGCCGTGGGCTTCGGCCAGCCGGGCAGTGCGGCGGAGGCCGCTTTCGAGGTTAATCAGGTTTTCATACGTGGGGGATTTGGCCGCCCGTTTGCGAAGCGTCGGCAGGGTGGGGAAGGATTGTGGCTTGTTCACGCTTGTACTGTAACGCAACATGCTCTATGATTCAATCGGATGTACGTCTACAGCCAATCGACGGGCGAACTGACGCAGGATGGCATCGTGGTCGGCGTCGGCTACGCTGGTGCCGGGTCGGGCAAGAACGATTCCGAAATGCAGGCGGTCCCCAACGTGGGGCCGCTCCCGCAGGGATTCTACACCATCGGAGAACCCTATACTGACCCCATCGACGGGCCGCTATGCTTCCCGTTGACGCCCGATCCGACAAACCAGATGTTCGGCCGCAGCGGCTTCCGGTTACATGCTGACTCGATCCGATTTCCCGGCTCGGCTAGTAAAGGCTGCATCGTGATGGCGCATCCAATTCGCCAGCAGATTGCGGACGACACGGACCGCAGGCTTGAGGTAACAGCATGAACACTTTCACTGTCTACGCCACGCGCGATCAGATCGCAACGCTTCTCGACAAGCTCAAGGCGGCCGGTGCGAGTGTGCTGGCCGATGAGGGGCCTGATTCATGGGCGATCAGCGGGCATGGTGTTGAAGCCGTGGCACAGTACGCCGAGGCGGACCAAATCCTGCAGGTGTCCGTGATAAAGAAGCCATGGTACGTCAGTATCGGCGTGATCGAATCTCAACTCAAGAACCAACTGGGGATGGAATCGTGAAGATCCAGCCCGGCACCCCCATGAACCCGTTGGATCTGACTGGTGGCCCTGACTACTCAAAAGTCCCGGCCGAACATGACATCGAAGTGAAAGTGCCGCTGCCCGTCATCATCAGAGGGGCCAAGGCAATCGGGCGCGGCATCAAGCGCTTGTTTGGATCGAAAGAAAGAAAGGACAAATAGGAGTACAAATGTTTATCAGATTCTGCAAAGGTTTGCCCGTTTTCCTGCTGGTGCTACTTGCTACAGTGGCCATATTAGTGGCCACCAAGCCGGCCCCATGCAGTCTCAATCGATGCGGCGGGACCTGCGAATGGTCTAGCGACTGTCAGGTGGGCTGCTATTGTGACGGGAATTACTATCTCACCGGCATACGTGGTAAATGCCAAGGTGCCCCTGCAGCCCCACAAAAAATGAAGGAAGGAAACGTCAAATGAGAACCATCAAGATTCTTGCGCTCTGCCTGCCGCTCGCGTTCGTCGCGCTCGGGCAAACACCAACTCCCGCGCCAGTCAACCCCGTGAACATCTGGGGAGTGGGCGCCAGTTGGAATCAAGGCGCGTCCTCAACGCTGGCCCAGCAGTGCGCCGGGACTGCGATGTATGCGAGGGCAGTTGCCGACGCCACGGGAACGTATGCCTACACGGTGATCGACATCGTGCCAACAAACGTAAAGCCAATCACCGTTACAACCAACGTAGGGGCTGGAGTTGCCCAGAAAATGCTCTCAGCGGGCGCCTGGACCGTCTACGCAACCGGAGCGGTTGGCCCAAGTTGGAACGGCGGCAGCGCCGGCTGGGCATGGTCGGCAGGCGGGATGGCTGCACACGCGATTGGTAAGGGGACGTGGTACGTTGCCCCTATGGTCCGCGTCGTCAGTTCCAATGTCTCAAACCAGAGCGGCAGCCAATTGATCTTTTCGCTGGGCTTCGGCACGGCGCAATAGGAGCATTATGGATTTCCAATCGCTCGTTCACAACCCGTATGTGGTCGCGGGTGCGTGCTGGATCTTCTCGGCAGCCATCCAAGCCATGCCGGAGCCGACGACCGCCAGCAGCCAATTCTACCGCTGGATGTACGGTTTCACGCACTTGCTGGGGGCTAATCTGAAGCAAGTCAACGGAGCGATCACCCCGCCGCTGAAGTGGAGCCGATAGATTTTGGAGGGATGCGATGTTTTTCATCGCCAAAGAATTGCGGCAAGCCCTCGCGCCTCTCAAGGCGCAGCTTGACCGAATACAGCAACTGCTCGAACAGATGAAATCACAGGAGACAAAAGACATGGCAACTCAAGCTCAGGCGATGGCAGACCTCACAACGGCCGTCGCAAACGATACTACGGTGTCCGGCTCGATCATCACACTGCTCAACGGCATTGCCGCGCAACTTGCCGCCGCCTTAGCCGCAAACAACCCAGCTGCTATCGAGGCGCTGGTCACGCAACTCAATGCAAACGCGGCCGCAATGGCTGCGGCAGTCACGACCAACACCCCAGCGGCTCCTCCAGCCACCACCTAACAGAACGCGGGGCTTCGGCCCCGCGCCCTTCCTCGGATGAACATTCGTTCATCATTCTCTCAAAATAGTCGTTGACTTGCGCTGCATTGCGGCGGTATGCTTTGTCCATGGCTAATGGAAAGAAGCCGAAGAAAAAGCTCACGCGGCAGATCTGTATCCGCATGAGCGAGGCCGATTGGCGGCAATTCTCCGCTGCGGCGAAGGCAATGGAACGTGATCTGTCGGAATGGATACGGATGGTGCTTGTGGGGAGGATTCCGAACACACCGCCGAATCCGTAGGCTTGCGCCACGCTTTGATGGGGAATTCGGCGAGGCGCACAGGGCGGCGGCGCTCTCCTCCTCTTGCTGCCGCCCTTTTTGAAAAAGGAGAATGGCATGAGTGAACTACCGAGAGGCTACGGCCCAGCCGCTGAAGACGATGAACGGATGCGGCCGCTGACGTGCGAGGATGATTGCGACCCGAACCCTTATGACGCTGCGGACGATGCTGCGGAGCGTCAGCGCCGCGCGGCAGACCGGGCAGCGGCGAGGGCGAAGGAGATTTTCGGCATGGGCGTTGCAATGATGCGCGCGCAGAGGGGGTTCTGATGCCGATTTGGCTGGTCATTGTTGTGCCATGTTTGGGCGTTCGGTACATCGACTCGGCTTGGGCTACTGTCGATGCGGCAGAGCAGAGGTTAGTAAGGATCAGATGGGCATTTGACGCTTCCAGCAACGGTGCACAAGGCAATCTTTCACATTGCGCTTTCCGCTGTCAGGCCACGTTAGAGAATTGCGAACTGCATCAAAAGCCAGGGCGTCCCAAGAAAGGAACAAAGGCCAATGCCTGACCAGGAACTGATCGCCCGCCCTCAGACCGAGTTGGAAGCGGTCGCAGCCAAGAAGCTCATCGACTTGCTGAAAAAGTACGAGCGCAGCTTCGCCGGAGTGCTGCCGAAGGAACTGACGCTGCAGCGCTGGCGATGGCTCATCGTGAACAGCATCCGCAAGACGCCCGCGCTGTGCGGGGTGACGCCGACGAGTTTCTTGAACAGCGTGCTGCTGGCGGCGAATCTTCAAGTTGAGATTCGGGACCGCAGCGCCTACCTCATCCCCTTCGGCCGCGAGTGCCAACTGCTGCTGGATTACCGCGCGAAAATCGACCTGGCAAATCGGGCCGGCTGGACCGTCAAGGCGGAGTTGGTGCGCGAGCGAGACTCGTTCGATCACTGGTACGACGATGAGGGCTTGCATTTCATGCACAAGCCTAATCTAACCATGGTGATCGACGGGCGCCTGCAGCCAGTGACCGACCGCGGCGAGGTGGTACTGGGGTATGCCTACTGCGTCTCTGGTGAGAAGCGCATCGTGGACATCATGACGGTGGAGGAGATCGAACGCATCCGCCACCGCAGCCGCAATCCGGGCCGGTCCAAGCGCGACAGGGATTCGGACATCCTCACCCTCGAACAGATCCGGGCCATCGATCCTGCGACGCTCGCTTACAACGATCCTCGCCGCGTGCCGTGGGTTACGGACTGGGATCGCATGGCGCTCAAGACCTGCGTACACCGCGCGTTCAATAGCCTTCCCTGCACGCCGGAGATGGCGGAATCCCAGGAAATTGACGACGCTACCGAAGCGCCCGAAAAGAAGATGCCGGTGGCGCCGCAAATGGCCGAGATGCTGTTCCAGATCGACCCTGCGGACGACCAGCCGCTGCTGCCAGAGGGAAGCCGGGAGGCGCAGACTAAAGTGCATGATCGCATCGAATCCGAAGCTCTGGAAGGCTTAGGGCTAACCCGCAAGGCAGGCGAGAGCTTCGAACAATTCGAGAAGCGGAAAGGCGAATACCTGAGAGGCAAAGGGTAATGCCCCGCATTTTCAAGGATCAGGCCCAGTTTGAGGCCGAGCGTATTGCCGAGAAGCGCGGGCTTGACTTCTTCGCCCTACCGCTGGAACAGCAGTGTGAGATTTACCGCGAAGCCGAGGAAGTCGTAACTGAGCGCTTGGCCGACCGAGGCGACTGGCTCAGAGACCGGGCGAAGGAGGGGGGATGAGGGCAGCCAAGATCGATAATGCGCAAGCCGAGATCGTTAAAAAACTCCGCGATGCGGGCGTGCAAGTCCAGAGTCTCGCCGAGGTTGGCAAGGGCTGCCCTGATCTACTCTGCGGCTGGCGCGGAGCGAACTTTCTCTTTGAGGTGAAGACCGGCGAGCGCGAGTGCGACCGGAAGCTCACCCTGATGGAACAGGAGTGGCACACAAGATGGTCTGGCCAGGTCAACATTGTGTCGAACTTTGACGAAGCGATGGCTGTGATTCTTGATTACGAGGGAGTACTATGAACTTCGACATCCACAAAGCAATCGGCAAAGCGACGCGGGTGCTGGTCATCGCCCCGGACGGAATCCGTGTGTTCGACCGGGATGAGTCCGGCAGGGGGCACGCATGGAACGGCCTCTTCTGCCTGAGCCTGGAGGAAGCCTTGCAGAGACTGGGCTACGCTCCGAAGCGTGGATGGCTGGAGCGGCTGCGGCGGACAATGAAGGGAGAGAAGCGATGACCGACCAAACAGTCAACGTACCGCAGCCGGTGATGACGCCGGAGCGGAAGGAAGCCTTCTGCCGCGACGCAGCGTTTGCAGCTTGGCAGGCCGAAGCGCTGAAGTGGGGCCTGATCGAACAGACAATCAACGAGATCGGAGAATTGCCATCCTCAGCCGAAGAGGCGTTTATCAATGGCTGTCGCATGGTGCTGAGCTGCCTGCGGGAGTAAGGGGCGCAAGGGTGAAGGATTGTGCTGGTAGGTCCAGGCCGGAGCAGCGCGCGGAACTGCTGAAGAAGGGAGAAGCCGATGATTGATCTCGCCCTGGCTTGGCTATTGGCTACCGCTTCTGCTCCTAGTTGCCGTCTTGTTCCTTCAAGCCGGCAATTGTTGATAGACGTATTGGATAAAAGCCATTTAACCATCAAAGAGCAGGTATGGATTCAGCGCAAGCGGGAAGCAAAGGCATTGGAGAAAGCAGAAGATGATGCGTTCTGCAAATTGTGGGGGCCAAAATGGAGAAGCCGATGATTGATCCGAAGGAACTGGAAGCAGCGGTCGCGGGATTTAGTCTTCTGAGTTTTTCTGAATATCCGTACCCGACCAAAATGAAGGCTGCGCGTGACATTATCTTGTCCGCGCTGGCCGAGGCGCAGCAAGAACTCGCCATCCGCAAGACTTCTGAGCACGCACTCATGCAATCGGTTGAGAAGTGGATGAAGCTATGCGACAAGGCGATCCAGCAGCGGGATGGGCTTAGGGCAGTTCTCGGGCAGTATCAGAAAGATGCCAAATTTCTTCAAGAATATGTCTCTTACTGGGGGCCGATGGATTGCGGCGACCGGGACTGTTTGTGCGGTAGCCGCGACGAGGCAAGGGCTGATTGCAAGTACCGATCATTGCATGCGGCCGTGCAACGGATATGTGAGATGGACAAGCTCAATCTCTCCGCCGCCCTTACAGCCCACGACGACGAGGTACGGCGCAGGGCGCTGGAAGAGGCCGCTGACGCGGTTACACCAACCGATCCATCTCCAATTGGGCCATTGCATTATGCGGGGCTGGCAATGGCTGCAGACCATATTCGTAAGATGGCGAAGGAGGAGCGCGGATGAGCGAAACCTACAATAGCACGTCTTGTGGTGATGCCATGCGTAATCCAACGGTGCGGTCACCGGATCCCCGTGACGCCGAACTCGCACGGCTCCGCGAGCAGGTGCGGAAGCTAATGGAAGAGAACAACGAAAACGAGCAGCTTTTCAACTTTCAACACACCCGCACAATGGAGGCCGACAAACTGTGGCAGAAAGCGCACAACAAGCCCCTTGTTCTGCCCGATCTGGGTAATTTGATCGGCTGGCTCTTGGAACGGGCTGAGGGGTCAGAGCGCGAGGCGGACGCGATGGCCGAGGCGTTGGTGCACTCGCTAACGAGGCTTAACAAACCTTATGCGGAGTCGGTTTTTGCAGAGCACGCCGAAGCCCTGCGGCTGGCTGAGCGACGGGCGCGGAGGAAAAAATGAGCAATACTATCAAAACAATCGAACTGACGGGGGGATATACAACGGTCACGCTGACAAAGGCGGAATATGATGATCTCCGCGAACAGGTGCGGAAGTTGACGGAGAATCGACACGACCTGGAGGGAATCATCGCGGGCCTCTTGGACCTAGAGGCCGGTAAAGTGCGTTCATTGGCTGAAGTGCGCAGTAGGTTGGACCTCAACCGCGATGCCGACGCGATGGCCGAAGCCCTGCAGTGGGCGCGCGAACGGGTTGCGCGGAGGAAGGGATGATCTGGCGCTGCGGCGAGTGCGGTAAGCTCAATCCCGACGACCGGCAGTGGTGTGTGTCATGCTCCGAGCCGCGGGATTCGCTGGCGCGGGCCCACTTCAAGGCCGTGCGGCGCGAGCTTGAGCGCGAGGCCGGCGAGGAGCCGGAAGACGAAAGGGAAAGATAATGCCATTATTTCGTAAAAAGCCCGTCATCGTCGAAGCGTTCAGAATCGGGATTGACTACATCCCCGACTGGTTTATGGACAAGGTGACGACAAACGAGATTGTCCTACGGGGTGAGCGGGGCGATCTTCGCAGCGCGGAAATTAAAACACTAGAAGGTGTCATGGTGGGCAATAAGGGAGATTTTGCCATCAAGGGCGTGAATGGTGAGATTTACCCCTGCAAGCCAGATATTTTCTCCAAAACATACGAGCCGGTCAAGCCAGGAGCCGAAGCCGACAGGCAGGATTAGCATTGAATTCGCCGAAGAACTGGCGTAAAATGAGTTCAGCGACGAAGGCCTCGGCGCTGAATACGCGGGACACCACGGGCGGCTTCTCCAGAAGGCCGCCCACCCGCATTAGCCTCTGGAGGGCTGATGAAACGTGGCACGCCTGAACATCCCAAAACGAGAGCGCTGGTTGCGACTCTGCACATCCCAATCTATTCTGCCGTTGGCATACTGGAACTTCTTTGGCATTTTACGGCCGACTATGCGCCGCGCGGCGATGTGGGCCGGTTCTCAGACGAGGCCATAGCCAGGGCAGTGGGCTGGCACGGGTCGGCCAGTAGGCTGGTAGATGCCTTGCACCATGCGGGCTACCTGGACCCAGACCCAGAGTACAGGTGGGTCATACATGACTGGCACATGCACGCAGACAGGGCAGTTTTACAAAAACTTGAAAGGAAAAGGCTTACATTTGCAGTGTGCACACAAAATACACACATAGACACACAATCTACACACATAAACACACTGCCTGAGCCTGAGCCTGTTCATAAGCCAGAGCCAGAGCCTATACACTCCGCCGCTGACGCGGCTGTGCTTGAGCTTTCGCCTCCGAATGGAACGGGGAAGAAACGGCGAGCGCAAAAGCCCACCCTAAACGGCACCTCGCCAGAATTCGAGGAGTTTTATGCGCTGTACCCGAGGAAAAAAGCCCCAGGCGCAGCTTGGAACGCATATCAGAAAGCGACGAGGTTGGCAGAGCCAAGTGTGATCCTAGAGGGCCTGAAGCGGCTGTTGCCTTCCCTGGAGGAGCAGGACCCACAATATCAGAAACATCCGGCCAGTTGGCTGAATGCTCGATGTTGGCAGGAGCCGACGCCGGCCCCGCCGAAGCCGAAACACGACGAATGGGACGATCTATAGAAAGGAAAATATGGGGCAGGAATTCAAACAACCGCCGAAGTATTGCAAGAATGGGCATCTTATCCCTGGCGAGGCCGGGTACAAAAAAGACAAGTACGGCAACACTGTCGTGGCCGAGAACGGGAACGCACTGCGGACCGGCCCGCGCTCGATCTGCGAAATTTGCGCTGCGCAGGTGGACATCCCAGATGGTGTGAAGCGCTTACTCGATAAGCCGCGGAAGAGAAAGAGCGGCGAGAAAATAGCGGAGCAAGCCACAATAGACGAAGTGCTCGGGCCGCTTGCGATGCAGAAAATCAACTGAACCATGCCGATAGACCACAATTTTGCGAAACTTCAGATCGCGCGGCTGGCGGGCACGGAAGGATTTGCCAGTCTGAGGCTTTACAAGAACGCGGGGCTGAAAGAGCTTATCCACTATCTTGAGACACGCTGCGACAATCCGATGCAAGCCCAGCGCGTCATTACCCGGTGTTTGGAGTCGCCGAGGTGCCCCAGCGTAGCAACCCTGAACGAGGTAATCGTCTGGGTGCAGAGCGAACGCGAGCCGCCGCCTCCTCCGAAATACTGCGACATTTGCGGCGGTTTGGGCTACATCACGAGCTACGAGCTTTGTACGATGGTGGGCGATGGGGAACGCCTGAAGCAGCCGCTGGGCGAAGGGCACGCGGGGTTTATGCAGGCTCAGCAGATCATGGACGGCTGGCGGCAGCGCGAGCGCGAGTGGAGCGATAAGAACCCCGGCAAGCCGCAGCCGCACCGACCGGACCAGTACATCGGCGAGGCGGCGCGGAGGTGCGAGTGCTTCCAGGAGGCGAAAGCATCATGACCCGCGCGGACGAGATCCGGGCCGCGCCGCTGCTGGGCAACGACGCCTATCGGCGAAACGTCCGGTTTGCGGCTTGGGTACTGCGGACGAAGGGCGAGCGGATTGAACCTGGAGATTTGCGTGATCGCGGCGAGCTAGTAGGCTTCGGGATACCGGATGTTCTCGGGCAGGTGGTCTGGCGGGCAGCCGACGAGTACAACATAGCGCGCTTTGCCACGATACCCCTAGAATTGGCGGTGAAGGCCCGCCAGGCGCTTCAGCAGCACCGTGACGTGCTACCCGGCTACCTGCCCTCGGGAACGCCGCTGAAACCAATTAAGCGCAAGCGCCCGCGGCAGAAGCCCTGGAAGACCCTCAGCCCTCAGCCGAAACTGCGGGGGCGCGTGAGGGTAGTGGGTCAGTTTGGCCGGTCGGTGGGCTTGACACCGACAAGGCCGGTGTGAAGTGACTCCCTTCCGGCGTCCGATCTCACCGGCCAGCCCACGTCCGCGCCCCTCTCCGCCACTGTTCAACCGTCTGCGATATCCTTGGAAGCGTTCCGAGGAGAAGCGTATGACAGTTTGCATAGCAGCGATAGCGCAAGAGTATATTGTTACTGTTTCAGATACGATGATCTCTGGGATCACAATCTCAACCGATGGTAATTGCATAAAACAGGATGCGCTTTGTGACGATTGGGCGGTGATGACATCCGGAGATGACATCACTCATGCAAGCCCAATCATTGAAAGAGCGAGGAGATATCTCGCGGAAACGGATAAGACACTAGAATCGGCCAAATCCTGCTTTAAGCGCGCTTTCCAAGAGCGGATGGTTGAGGTAGCTACGGATCGCGTGCTGTCCAGGTTTGGTCTCGATATGCCGACATTTCAGCGGAATGGTAAGAAGATCTTTGATGCCAACACGTTCGTCACCCTATTCAATGATATCCGGATCGTAAACCTAGGGTCGCTCCAATTCTTGGTCTGTGGATTCGATGACAGCGGGAAGCCGCACCTTTTCACGGTTTACGAGCCGGGCGAAGACGCGGTATTTGACAAGCCAGGATTTTGCGCTATTGGATCTGGCGGGTTGGCATCCGATTCGATACTTTACTACTTCAACCAGAGTCCAAAGAAGACGCTTGAAGAAACGATCTTCAACGTTTTTGCGGCGAAGTTCATGGCTGAAAGGGCTGGAGTTGGCAGGGATACGACTTGGTTAGTACGGAAGCGCGGATGTGGTTCCTTCACCTGGAAAGGCGTCACCCTAGTCGAGCTAATCGCAATAATGAGAAGTGAGTGGGAACGAGAAGGATCTCCACGAGTCCCACCCGATGCAATTAAGATGATTAAGGAACTCGATATACGCTGTCATCCTCGGTTTACTCCAGCAATCCAACCAGATCCTCAATTGACCAGAGCCGATCCGTTACCCCCGCTGCCATCGCCGGGGTCACCCGCAACGTCTGATGAATCCTAACGAAGTTGTAGTACATATAAAAAATTGCCAACGCAGCACAGTGGTTTTCGATCTTCTTAGAAAACGCATTTGTCAAGCGCGTGTACCTGCGTAGCGACATCCGAACCGTGAGATTCTGGCGCTCCACGTAGCTCGTGCTGACGTGGGCCGGATCGGGATTCCCCGTGATGGGCTTGCGTTCACAACCGATGCACTCTGCCGGGCTGTAACGCTTCTGCCCTTCGGATGTTTCACCGTAGATCTTCACGAGCATTGCGTAATCGATATCCGTTCCGAACGTGTCATCCACGGCCCTCAGATAAACCTTTAGGCCGTCGCTGGTGAGTTGTACCCGGTTGCTCAAGCGACCGGCGAGGTCGTTCATAAACGTGTACGCGGAAGCGGCCCCACGGTCTCCCAGGAACCAAGTGGGAATGAACTTTGTATCTGCGTCGATTGCCACCCACAGCCAAACGTCTCCAACCGCGCCACGCGCCGCGTTCTTGCGCGTTAGATTCTTCTCCTTACATCCTACGAAGCTCCACACCTCATCGACCTGTATCCGCTGGCATCGCAGGTTCCGAATGTTCTCGTCCATGTACTCCAGGCAGGCCGCGCCAAGCTCAACCAGCAGCTTGGCCACCGTGTTCTTCGATGCGCCCGTCATGCGCACGATGGACCGAATTGAGCAGCCCTCCACGATGGCTGCAACGATCTGAGCACGCTTAGCCGTATCGAGCTTGTTCATGCTTTGAGTATAGCTTAGCGCTAAGAAAAATGTCAATTAGAAATTACCCTTGCGGTCAGAAAATTATGGGCGTATGTTTCTCTGCCAGAAGCGTCGGGCTCTGCTATTGTGTGGTGCGTGGTTGGCTATCTGATTCTGGCGCTTGTGGTTGAAATCGGGTAGCGTGGCCTTAGCGTGGAGATAACACATCTCGGGCTTCGGGGAGTATGGCAAGATGGCCTTAGTCCGGGGTCAAGGGGCTTGTGGTAAGGCGATGATCGTGGCCTTCTGTGGGGGTGCCATCTTAACGCAAACCTCACACGAATATCGCATTGCAACCTCGAATTGTGTAAACGGCCTTGCGGGCTTGATATGGAGGATCCCTTTCTCCGTACCCACCCCTGGATTGAGAAGAGAAATCCGTACGTGCCTTGTCTGGTCTCGCATACCCGTTGGCCTTTCAAAGCCTGCTGGTTCTTGAGTAAACATACAATGGTCGCAGATGTCAATCCATACGTCAACCGAGTGCATCGCGGTGTTAGAGTTATTCGTCAGCCAGAAGGCAACAGTGAAGACACCATCTTTATCGGGGCGAAGCGAAGAAGTAAGGATTGGGCCGGCGGTTGACGAATTCTCTTCCCACAGACCAAACTGTAGGCTTGCTAGATCGGGCGGCTCTGGTTTCCCAACCTTGCCGATGCTGGCATTGAGATTAGTCTCCGTTTTGGATACCAATGTCGCAACGCTTCCAAATGCGCCCTTTAACTCATCTTCCATTTTAGATATCTGTCGGCCAGATTGATCGTTTGCTTTAGCGAAATCTCCCCGAACTGCAGAAACGTCCTTTCTAATGCCGCTGATCTGCTGGTCGGCATGATCGTTAGATTTACTAACAGCAGTGGTTACGATCCCTTCTTGGTCGCGTCGGGATGCGGCAAGATTAACCGATTGCTGATGCCAAAGCACAATACTATACAAGAAGCCAGCAACGATGATTCCGATCCTCCAAACTCGTCTCATCTTGCCGACTTTCTCCAAGTCTGGAATAAACGCAGCGAATATGGAGACCGCAAAGGGGAACCATGCCGCGCTAAAGTTGACGATCTTGTACTCCTTGTCCGGATCGTTCCAATGGAAGTAAACCCAGCCTGCCCCCGCGAGTAAAGAGAGAGACAAAAGGATTGCCAGGACAATATGGCGAGCCCGGCGATGCCCTCCAGTTCGTGGCGAGACTGACGAAGGAACGGCTTCCGAAGGTGGAAGGAGGGCCATGTCCTTAGGGGGAAGTGGCGGGGACCCCGGAACCATTTTTCCCACGCTAACCACACGCGATTCATGATACACTCTAATCAAGCCGCATTTAACGCCGCACTCAAGTGTGCTAGCACTCAAGTGTGGTGGCAGCTCGATTGAAGTTCAGAATCGTCCTCATCCTATATTACGCCAGTAGTTAGGCCATCGTCCAGACGTGATCGGCGTTTGGCGCTGTTCCCGTGGCCGAAGGCCTTATGTTGGGCGTTATTCGTTCGTAGGCTTCTGGCCGCCCGACTGCAACTGTTATATCTATATCGCTACGGCTTCTTGCCCCAGCGCGCCTTTGCGCCCTTAGCCGCTATCTGCGCCCGTTTCTTAGGCGGCAACGCAGCCGCACGCGCAACGCCTCCCTTGCGCCCCAGCGCGACCGCTGCGGGGTCCTTTGGCTTCGGCGCTTCGGTCTTCGGGGCTTCCCCTATCGACTCCAGAAAGACCTCGTGAGCAAGCTGGATCGGATCGCGCGGGCGTTTAGTTGCCATACGCACAGTATGCAGCTTAGCGCTAAGGAGGGCCAGCCCCAAGAATTTCAAACTGACCCACTACCTCTCGTTCCATTGTTCGGATTGAGCCTTGTGGCCTTCCTTCTTTGCTACGAAGCCCCAGATCTCGTCACACTCCACGTCCTTAACGGGGACGTTCACAATCAAGCGGCCCATGAGCTTTTCGCACTTCTCCCCGGAAAGCGCCAACAATCGCATGATCGTATTTTGGTCAAGGTCCGTAATGCGCTGCGTGCTCCGAATCGAATTCCCCTCGATGAGGAGACGGAGGGCCAGAACGATCTTTTCCTCGGGGATGTAGCTGCCCTCCAACGCGGGCTTGTGGACTTCGGTATAGGTTTTCTTACAGAGCGGACAACGGAAACGACGCAGACCATTGCGGTGCTTGCCGAAGCGTTGACAGGCAACGCCGCATACTCCGCAAGTCATTGTTCCCGCTTGTTTTGTATCGCTCTTCATGGTTCAATAATACAACTAGCGCTAGTTGTTTGTCAACAATAAAATGAGCGCTTACGCTCAGAGTTTTCGCTTTACTTTGAATAGTTTAGGAGTTAGACTGAAATTGATCCCGGAACGGCGGGCTAGGCCGCTCCGGGGTTGGACAATCTACGGGATCAGCCCTGGAGGCTGAACGTAGATTTCCATGGTGCCATCCTTGAGGACCTGGATATGGACCCTGGACCCTCTGGGAAGGCGAAGGCGAAACCGCATTGGGCTCACCTCCCCCTGCTCCGTAGATAGCGAGGAAAAGCGAGGAAACGGCCAAACGCGCTAGAATCGCCTACAACGCGCCGAGACCCCCACCCCTTCCCTACCCACTACCCGCACCCCTGCGAACGCGCTACGCCCCACCAGGCGCCAGCAAACCCGCCTCAGTGAAACCAGGCCAAAGATGAGAACAGGAGAATGGAGACAAACGCGACGATTCTAGGGGGAAATTGAGGCATCGCGGGTGCGACCGGCAAGCCTGCGAGGCGTCGTCGAATCAGCTCACTGCGGCCGCCGGCAAGCGCTGCAGCGTAGCACGATTGTTCGCAGAGGCCCCGAATTGTCCCATTTTCAGACGCTCGCAGCGGGCTTTAATGTGCGATCCCGCGTCGAATCAACAACATGCGCGAATTATGAAAAGTTGACATAAACTCGGTTATCGGAACTCGGCGGGATACAGTATCGAATGGTACGCGCTCAGTCTCTCCGATGTCGCGGCGCCGATGTTTGTCCACGGGGTGCCCCCCCGCCCGCCACTGCCTTTAAGGTCCGACTTTCATGAATTTTTTTGTGGAGTTTTGGGGTTTGGATTTCGGGCTAGTGGAGAGTCTTTGGCTTACTGTTTCTAGAAAGGAGGACACCAGGTCCGCATCTTTGGGGCTGGGATGAGGACATAATGTCCGCATAATTCGGCTTTTTGCGGGGTGCGAAAACGCGGGAATTGAGGCGGTAGGTGGTGACTTTGTGGAGGCCGGTGTCGATGCCGGTGATGTATCGTTCGGCTTCGAGTTTGGCTTGGCTGCGCCTGACCTGCCGGGCAGAAACCCCTGTGCGGGCGGAGATTTTGGCTTGACTGATGTAGCAGGTATCTTTGTACCACGCCTGGAAGGCCATTTCGGCGTAAACCAGTCTGTCGGATGGGCTTAGTTCTCTTGCGTGGAGGATTTCCTCGGGGAGTTTGGCGAATCGGGCGTAATTCATACTCAGTGGCCGGGCTGTCGATCCGGCCGGTTTGGAGTGGGGCGTGGCCTTCGAAGAACCGCCGCCCCGCCGGCAACCGAGAACGACACTCAAACATTTTCGGTCAGTTCTGTCTGAATTGCAAGAGGCTTGACACGCCTGCGGGTCCGGCGTATTCTGCTGACACGGGCGCAAGACTCCCTTCTCCTTGGAGCCCACAGCTGCGTAGGTTTCCTCCTCGCTCCTTGCGCCCGACAAGCCCTTGTTGCAAATCAAGTGTACCGGGTGTAGGCTATAGGCGATGCGAACCTACGGTGATCTGTCGGAAGAGGAAATCCAGGAAGCGATCAACGATCCGGATTATCAGGAGCGCGTTGCTGAGGGGGTGCGGCGCATGGAGGAGGCTGCGAAGGAAATGGTCCGCCAGGTTGAAGTCGCTCAACGCCGTGCCAAGTTCCGCGTGATTCAGGGTGGCCGCGATGCCCCGTAAGAAGCGCCGCCCGAAGAAGTGCCCGCACTGCGGCGGCCTGCTGCCGTTGCGGCGCGGCGTGGGGCAGAAGCCTTACGGGGAGGATGCGCGCCACCCGGACGAATTTCTGGGGGTCGATGAAATCACGACTTTGCGGTCCCGCGGTTGGACCATGCGGGCGATTGCCGAGGGCATGGAAGAGATGGGCTACCCGTTGCGCCGCGGGGCGAAGTGGAATCCAGGGACAGTGTGGAGGATCATTCGGCGTGAAGAGAAAAAGCAACAAGCCGGTCAACGAACTCATCGCCGGGCCGATGGAGTTGACCCCGCCGAACATCCAGACGGCGGCGCTGCAGCGGCTCAGTGAGGCGCCGGCGGCGTTCGACGGTACGCTGGACGGGCTGGCGCGGCTGGTGCGGGTGCGCGACGCCGAGGGGGTGGAGGGGATCGCCGCCGCGCGCCAGCGGGTTGTCGAGTTGCTGCGCGGCGAGGAGGGCATGGAGAAGTTCGTCAAGACTTTCGACCGGCTGGTGCGGCGGCATGGGGTCAAGGGGCTGGAAGCGCCATCGCTGGACCTGGTGGCCGCGCGCTCCGGCACGAACCGCTCTGCCTGCGTCGGCGCGATAGCTAAAGTGCTGCATCAATGGAACTTCGATGTGGCCAAATTGGCGGTGACAGCGGTCTGCGCCGATTACTCCGTTCCCGTCGCGCGCTCGCTGGCCGCCGCCGCGCTGGACATCGAGAACGGGCATCGGGACCGGCGGCTGTTCATGGAAGCCGCGCGAGTCATAGCGCAACCCGGCTCCGGCGGCGCTATTCAGCAGGTCACGGTGAGCGCCCAGGCCAACAACACCAAAGTCGAGGCCGAACAGGCGGTCGTAGTGGTGGGCAAGGAACTGCCGTCATTCGAGGATGGGACCAAGAAAATGGCCGCCGCGCTGCGGATGATTCCGCCGGTCGAGGATGAATAGGGTTTATAATCCAAGCGGATGTACTCAAGGCGGAGTGTTGACTTAGGTTTGCAGATTGCCGAACAAGAGTTGGGCTTCGAGCCGATCTATCACTCCGTCGATGCGTGTGACCAGTCGGTAGCCCACTTCAACGACAAGTACGACAAATTTTTCGACGACTACGGCATGCTGCCCGGTGCCACCGGCGCTCCCAAGCTGCTGTTTGACGAAGACGAAACGCGCTGGGTCGAGAACGAGCGCAAGTTGTGCATGGTGGATTATCTGTACTTTGCGACTCGGTATGGGTTCATCCTTTCGGGCCAGGAAATGATCCACTATTGCCCCAACAAGGGGCAGCTTATCGCCAACGACATCCGTGGCATCCTGGAAGACCTGGGTTGGGCCATTATTCTGCTGTTTCTCAAGGCCCGCCAGGTGGGCATCACCACCGACTCGCAGATGGTGGTAGCGCACCGCACATTTTTCTACCCCAACATCGTCGCTATCACTGGCTCCTCGGACAAGGAACGCTCGGCCGAGATGGTCGAGAAGTACCACGCGCTGTACGATCTGATGCCGTGGTGGCTGCGGCCCGAGCGCACCGCCAACCGCGCCGGCACGCGCTCCGTATTCGGGCGCCAGAATTCGCGGCTCATCATTCAGCATGGCGCGCAGAAGTTCGACATCGGCCGCGGCAACACGCCGAACATATTCCACCTCAGCGAGTTAGCATCGTACCTCAATGCCGAAGACCTGATCGACGCCGGGCTGATGCCTGCGGTCCACGAGTCGCCCGACGTGCTGGGCATCGGCGAGTCCACCGGAGAAGGCCCATTCGGCTGGCTGTTCAAGACTTGGGAGCAGTGTAAGCGCAATTACTGGAAGCGCAACGGCCGGGCGCGCTGGTGTACGGTGTTTCTGCCGTGGTTCGTGCGCGAGGACTACTACCCCACCCCGACCTGGCTCAAACGCAATCCCGTCCCTCCCGACTGGCGCCCGATGGGCGTGACGGTCGCCCATGCCGAGCGCGCCCGTAAATACGTTCTGGCCAACGACCAGTTGCGCAAACACTACCCCGAGAACTGGCAGATGCCGCGGCATCAGATGTGGTTCTGGGAGTCTACCCGCGAGGACCACCGCGCCAAAAAAGAATTGGCCAAGTTTCTGCACGAGTTCGCCGCCGACGACTTGGAAGCCTTCATGGCTTCGGGCGAGTCGGTGTTCGACGTGGACACGATTTCGGATTACAACCACTCCTGCGAGGAGCCGGTGGGCGTGTTCGGCTTCCGCGCCGCGCAAAGCATCCTGCCCGGCCGATTGCAGGCCGACGAGCGCGACCGCGACACCTCGCGCCGGATACTCGAAATCGGCCCGTACCAGTTGGTGCCGCTGCGCTGGGAAGGCTGGCAGACTTCCAGCGTGGACGGGAAGGTCCTGATTTTCGAGTGGCCGGAAGAGACCGCTACTTACGGGTTCGGAGTCGATACCGGCGACGGCGTGGGCATGGACAACACCGTCATCGAAGGGTTACGCAAGGGAGACTTAGAACGCTGCGACGGTCAGGTGTGCGAGTTCGCTTCCAACTACGTGAACGCCATGGACTTAGCGCCAATGATGCACTGCCTTGCGCTGTTCTATCAAGGGGCGCGCACTTGCCAGCCAAAGATCGCTATCGAAACCGGGCTAAATGGCGAAATCACGCAGCTTGAATTGAAGAAATGGGGCTGGTCGAATTTCCACGATTGGCGGCGCTACGACCGCCGTAAACCGGAACGCACCGCCACGCGTATCGGCTTCGTCACTAACCGCTGGTCGCGGCCCATGCTGATCGACCTGCTGGTGAAGGCTTTGCGCGACGGAGAAATCGACATCAACAGCCCCGAGTTTGTGCGCGAGATGCAGGCCCTGCACCGCGACGAAGACGTGCAAGCCATGCGCGCCGAGAGTGGCCAGAAGGACGACCGCTTCATGGCGCTGGGGATCATCTATCTGTCGCTTCACATTCTGGAAGTGACAGGTAAGGCCCAGAGTATCAGCTACTTACGCCAGAAGAGGCAATCTGACGGCCCGTTGCGCTACATTGACGCCAATCTGGGGTCGCGCGAGGAGCCGCGGATCATCCTGCCGGGCGAGGAGCGGGCGGGCGCCAGCCGGCTAACGGAATTTTTCGGGACGCAGTATAGCGTCTCCCACCCCGGCGCGTTGGACCAGATGGAGGCGGAGTTATGAGCGACCGCGTGCTGTACGTCTGCGAAGCCTGCGGGCACGAAGGGCGGCACTGGTTCAGAAAAAACAGGCATCTGTGCTGTGCCGCCTGCGAGGTGCAACTGGAGTTTATCGGCACGGGCGAGGACTGGGCGCCGGAACCGACTGAGTTCTGGAAGCGGCCTGACGGAACGTACACCCTCCCCGGTCAGCGCGGGGCCAAGATGCCCGCCGAATACGAGCGCATCGAAGTCCAGGAGACGCACGAGAAACGCCGCATCGTCCGCGAAATCGAACGCGAGGAGCGCGAGAAATGGGAGCGGGTACAGATTGGCAAGGACCGGCTCAGCGAGATAAACACAGCCGCCTGTCGCTCGGCACTGCGTGACCGGATGCAGTCGATGTCTCCGGCGCAACGCGACTTCGCCCGCTTCGCAATGGATCAAAACAACCAGAAACCGCGTCCCCAGTGGCGCGGAGCCTTCTATCTGCAGGCGCTGGAATTCGACGCCTCAAACAGGGAACCCTATCGTGGACCTGACGGGCTTGGGAGAGGAAGAAAGTAAATGCCTTTTGACCGCGATCTTTACGAAGCGCCGTCGTACCTCGATACGCTGGCCAACAAAGACGGCATCCAGGAACTGACACTGGGGCGAATGAAGGAACTGCGCGACATGGGCCGCGCGTTCATCGAATCACAGCCCGCCTGGGCGGAGTTGCCGCGCGCCTACGAGATTCTGTCGGGCGACAACATGCCGCAGAAACTGACCGGCTATTCCACGGTACACGTCAACCGCATCAAGCGCAATTTCCGCGATTTGGTGGCCACGGTGTCGAACCTCAAGCCAGCCGGCCAGGCGGTGACGAAGAAGAAAGAGGCCGCAGTCAGTGTGGACCGGCTCAACAAGATGAAAAACCTGTGGTGGATCGTCACCAAGCAGGATCGCAAGTACCGTCAAGGCTGCCAGTACGCCTGTGGTCTCGGCACGGCCTATCTGGAACTGTGGTGGGACAACAATTTCTACGGGTTCGGCGACGGCGAAATCGCCTGCAAGGTGCATGGCCCGTCCGATGTTCTTCCGGTCATGCTGACCGAGGACTTCGATTTGCAGAAAGCGTATGCCGTCACAGTCTGCGAAGAGGTGCCGCTGCACCTGGTGCTCGCGGCCTATCCCGCATTGCAGCATAAGATTGAGCCTTCACGTAGCGTACCGGGTTGGATCGGCCGCGCTTGGGATCGCATGAAGCGCGCGGTAGGCAACCCCAATGGAGTGCTGGGAAACCTCGACACCCCACAACGCTCCTTCGGACGCCAGATGCCGGTGGTGGACGTTTACACCACCTACATCATGGACACTTCCGTAAACAACACCGGGCGGCGCATCCCGATGGGCGATCCAGGGACCAGTTGGCAGTACGAAGTGCCGTTCGTGGGGCAGATGATCCCGGCCGGCGTGCGCGACCTGCAGGGCAAGATGATTATGAAGCCCGCCGACGAGGACGATGCGCGCCTGTTCCCGCTGCGGCGCCGGGTGATCTGGACCGATACCTGCATCCTCAAGGACGGCACCAGCCCGTTCCTGCACGGTCGTGTGCCGCTAGTGCCGATGCGCTTCGACGATTACGCCTGGGAGTACCTGGGCCACTCTATCGTTCAGGATACTTGGCGGATTCAGAAAGCCATCAACCAGATTCTGCGGGCGGTGGTGGATAGCGTGCTGGTGCGCCTGCAGCCGCCGCTGAAGCACGACCCCAACCTGATCGACAAAACGGCGATGGCGCGCATCAACACCCGCAAGCCAGGGCAGACGGTCGAAGTCAGCAGTGGCATGGGCAACCCTATCGAGCCGTTGCTGCCGGTGCAGCATTGGGACGTCCCGCAGTGGATTCTGCAGGTCGTCTCGCTGCTGTTTGAGAATCTGGACAACCTGAGCGTGGTTAAGGATCTGATGGCGGTGGCCAAGGCTAAGCAGGTGCCCAGCGCCGATTCCATCGAAAAGATCCTGGAACAGGCCGGCCCGGTAGTGCAGGACATCGCCCGCGGCGGCGAGGTCGCCACGCAGGAACTGGACGCTCTGTTCTACCCGCTGGCGCTGCAATTCTGGGATTCGCAGAAGGTGTTCCACCTGCTGGGCGAAGATGGCGCGGTCCAGGAGATGATCGATTTTCGTCCCGGCGAACTCATCCCCTCGCATCTGCCGGGCGAAGATCCGCGCGCTGGCTCGTCGATCTACACCCAGTGGGAACGGGTGCGCTGGACAATCAAACAGCTTTCATATGTGATTGAGCCGTACAGCCAGGCGCAGGTGTCGAGAATCGGACGCAACCTGATTCTGATGCAGGCTAAGAAGGCGGGCGTTACGGTTTCGGCTCATACCATTGGCAAGGGCTTGGGCCTCAATATGGGCGAACTGCCCGCGATGCGTAATGGCAAACCTCCAGTCACCGAGCCAGAGAAGTGGGAGGTCGAGCAGGAATGGATGCACGCCTTGCAGGAAGACCTCAGCGTGGGACAGCAGGGCGATGGCGGCGGGCCGGGGCGGCCCAATGTAAATCGCAAACCGCCCTCGATTGCGCAAAAAGATCAAGGGACAAGATCTACCGTTAAGACGAGTTAACATGATTCGCCTGCTGTTTTCAGCCCACGAACTGCGCGAGACGATCCAGACTATCGCGCAACGCAAGTTGACCGGCAAACTGGAGATCAATTTCAGCCAGGGAACGCCCGCCGGGCGGATCGTCTGGGAGGTGCGCCCGAAGCCCTTTCCAGCCCCGGCGCCGCGTGGAGACCGCCGAAAGGGGTTGACAGAACAAAACATACAGGCATAGTCTAGGTTTGAAGGATTAGCGCAACGGGTTTGTGAAAACAGCGGCGCTTCCGGTGAAAGCCGGGGGCGCCGTTTTTGTTTGCCCGCTGCCGGAAAGGAGCTGCCTCGATGATCCCTCTGAACACTATTTGTGATCGCCGGAAGCGTGGCCACAAGCGCGGCAAGAAGTAGGCCAACCTGCTCCGCGTAGAACGAGCGAACCGTAACAGGTTCGGTCCCCTACCGAAGCAAGGGTAAACGCGGGGCGGCGGCGTCCGCGCGCAGTCGCCCCAATCGAACGCAGTGGTGCGAAACATGAGCAAAGCGACCAAACTCAACACGCCGATGAAGTCGGCGAAGAAAGCCCTCCGCAAGAGAGGCTCGAAGCGTTAGCCGCTGGTGTCAACTCTATGACCAGCCCACAAACTCCCTTCGCCTCCCCGCAGCCCCAGGCAGCGCCGTCCGGTTCCGGCCTGCAGGACTACAAGTCCGCGCTGGGCGTGAACGAGGCCAGCACCGCGCAACTCAACGCGGAGCAGATGCGGCGCCAGCAGATCCAGGCTGTCAGCGTACAGATCCAGGGTCTAGGCACCGCTCTTGACGGGATTTCGAGACAGTTTCCGGCGGCATCGAAATCGGTGCTGGAGTTGAAACGGAACCTGACCAAACTGCTGGTCGAAATCGTTGGTTCTTCCATGTCGGAAAGCCAGCCCTCCACCGGAGCAATGGGATGATTTCCCACGAGGCGCTGGCGCAGTCCGTAGTATCCGCAGCCCGCAAGGGAAGGAGTTGAAAGATGCCATTCGAAACCGTCGTTAAGGAACTCACAGCCGCCGGGGTCGATCCGGCCAAGGCGGAAGAGATCATCAAGGACGAAAAGATAGCCACGGCCTTGCAGCACTCGCTGGAGCATGGTTTGCGCCAGAACGAGTTTGATCGCAAGATGAACCTCGGCAAAGCCGAGCTGGCCGCAGAAAAACAGCGTGTCGCCGAACAGGCCGCCGGCCTGGAAACCGAGCGGACGCGCATGACGGAGCAGTTTTTGGAGGCCCAGAAGCAGCGCGAAGCCGCCGACATGGTGCTGGCCGAGGCGCTGGCGCGGGCCAAGACCGCCGAAGCGACCTATGGCGTGCCGCTGACCAAGGAGATTTTCGGGGATCATACCCCCGGTCCAGCGCCCACCAGAAAGCCGGAACCCGTGCAGCAGCCGCCCGCCGTTGATCCCGCTCTGGGTAAGCGGATGGACGACCTGGAAGGATTGTTCCAGGCGCTGCCGGAACTGCAGTTGGAGTTTCAGGACATTGCCGTGAGGCACGCGCAGTTGTTCCCCGACAAGCCGCTGGACATGAAAGCCGTCTGGAGCAAGGCCAAGGAATTGCGCCAGAAGCCGACCCAGGTTTGGGATAACCTGTTCGGCGCCACCCAGAAGGAAGAAGAGATCGTGGCCGAACGCTACCGGCTCGAAGGCGAAGCACGGGCGCGCACCAAATTCGAGCAGGATGCGAGCAAGCGGGCGGCGGCGCCCTTCGGAGTGCCGGCCGCGCCTAGCCCGATCTTCGCCGCCTCAGCCAACAAGAACACCAGCAACGACCGGACACGGAACATGGCCGAGGCGGTGCAGCGCGCCACCGAAGCGATGATGTCAGGCAAATATGCGTCGGGCGCGGCCCGGCGCGAGACGTAAACCCGCCGAGCGAGGCCAGCAAGCCCGTCCGGCCAGAACGGTTAAATGAGGAAAGAACATGGCTGATCCGGCATTGGACGAGCTATCCGCAACTACGTTGTATGAGATTTATCCGGCAGTTGTGCAGGATAATTTTTTCAACGACGTACCTTTTCTCGCTTACATCCGAGACCACTGTCTGGCGACGTTTGGCGGTGGCTCGACGATGCAGCAAACATTCCTGTATGCACCGCTGCTGACCAACTCCTACGGGATTGGCGCGCAGTTCAACCTGGACAAGGTGCAGACAATCGCAGGCACTCGGTTCGACCCGAAGTATTACGTGTCGATCTACCCCGAGTACATGGAGAACATCGACGTGATGAACGTCGGGCCAAACGCCGTGTTCAGCCTGTTGAGCCTCAACACGGCGAACATGATGAACTCCATCTGCGCGCAAGTAGCGATTGCGATGTCGCTGCATGGCCAGACTTCCGCCACCACCGGCGTCGTGGGCACGCGGCCTTACGACATCAATGGCTGGATTGAGGCCATGAACGACGGCGCCACCCCCGGCTGGGACGGCTCGTACTTCACCAGCTACGGCGGCCAGACGCGCAACGCCGCCATCGGCTCGACGCTGAACTCTATCCCCCGCTACTGCGGCGACTCGACGACTGCGGCGGCAGGCACATCCAAGGGCGGGCCGATCACGTACTCGGTCCTGGAGGAAGGCTATTGGGATGCCTCAATCGGCCGCGAGCGGCCGGACCTAGGCGTGACCACCAAGCGCGCCTTCGCCTATATCAAGGAAAAGATCCAGCCGCTGCAGCGCGGCGAACTGGTCACGGCGCAGGATGCCATCTGGGGTGTCACCGGAGTCAAGATGAACGATGCGGTCATCTTCCCCGACGACTACTTCCCGTCGTCCGTTTACGGCGTCAACGACCCGGTGCTAGGCAATTACCTGACCTCGACCTTCACCGTCCCGTCCGGCTGTGCCACGGCCTCCAACCTGCCGGTGGCGACTGCGGTGGCCACGGTAGGCGAGGTTTTCTGCTGGTTCAATACCCGCAAGTGGCAGCTCCGGCTGTCGGCCAGCCCGCGCTATCAGTTCGGGCTGTGGGGCTTCTACCCGGCGCAGGATTCCACCAAGGTGGTTGCGCGCACCCATGCCGCGCTGAATCTGGTTTGCACCAGCCCGCGGCATCAAAAGCAGTTCTACGGGATTGCTGCGTAAGGACTTAGCTGAGGCGCCTCCTCAGAAAGAAAAGGAGTAAACTCAACATGCCCAATGGGCCTTCTCAAGCGATTTCCAGGACCACCTACCCGGCGCTGAACGACATCAACGACGCGGTAGCCGGCGGCCAGGCTTCTATCAGCGGTGCAGCGACATACGCCGCGCAACTCGGTGCGCGCGTGTGGCTGGACGGCAATGCCGGCGGCGTGCGCTACGACACGGCGGTTGGCACGCTGTACGGCGGCTGCTTCCAGTACGTGCGGCTGTACGCCAGCGCTTCGGCCGCAGTGACGGTTGGCCGGCCGGCGGTGTGGGCCTACGATCAGCTCACGACCTGTTTCGAAAACTACACTGTCACCACGGACGGCAACTCGGCGCTGCGCACGGGCCGCATTGCGGGCATCTTCCTGAACGTCATCACAGCCGGGTACTACGGCTGGATTCAGACCAAGGGGAAAGTGAAAGTGAAGTTCACCACGCTCACCGGCACCCCGGTGGACGGCGATCTGGTGTATCTGGACGCCTCTTCGGGATTGGCGCTCAACGCCAACGACGGCGTGACGGTCACTACGACCATTCTCAAGGCCCTGATCGGCGTGGCGCTCGGCGCTCCGACGACCGGCGGCACAACCCTGGTGCTGCTGCGCGGCATCCCCGACGTGGTGTAAGGAGGGACGTATGGCGTTTTCTTCCTTTCCCCGCGCCCTTGCCCCGTCCGGCAATGAACCGTATTGCCGAGGACTTTGGACCGGCCCGTCGAGTTACACGCGGGTCGGGACAACGCCAGTAGCTTCCGGCGGCAACGTCTCCAACGGAGACCCACTAGCCGCGGCAACTATCGGCGTCAACATGATCGTCAGCATCGAGGTTGCCGTGTCGTGGACGGGCAACTACCTGGTGCTGCCGATCCGCGTTTCCGAAGCTAAGTACGTCCTGAAGTGGATTGCGCTAGTCACCGGCACTGCTGGCGGCCAGTCGCAGACCGCTTACACAGAAGCCGTCACGGGCACCGACCTCAGCGGCGAATACGTCAAACTGTGGATCAACACACTCACGGGGTGAGACGCCGTGAGCACACTCGCGCAACTTGCGGCGGAGTTGAAGTCCTGGCACTCCGATCTTGACCCGCTGGCTTGCCTGCCGCTTGTCCAGCGGGCCTACAAGGATATCCGCGACTCGCGCGACTGGTCGTTCAACAAGGGCAACGGGTCGTGGTTCACCCCCTCGCCAATCAATGGCGGGCACGTGACCACGACCCAATTCTCTGCATCCGTAGTCGGCGACGCCACCGCCTCCGCGCTGTGGCTGGCGATTGCGCTGCCCGCCGCTCCGCAAAGCCCGATCACGCTGCGCCAATTCCGCGTGACCGGCGGACCGATCTACAACATCATCGTCTACGACGGCGCGAGCACAATCACCTTGGACCGGCCCTATGCGGAGACGGGCGGCGCCGGGGGATCGTACATGATCTACCAGCCCTACATGCCCGCGCCGGCCATCGACTTCAAGCGTTGGATGTCGATTGTGGACCCTATCTCGGGCTACCGTTTCCGCTACGAGAATATGTTTCGCACACAGAAGGAACTTGATCTGCGCGACCCGCAGCGCACTTCTTACGGCTGGCCGACGTGGGTAGTGGGCAAGGACTATGTGACCGTCCCCAACGACACGCAGCAGCGACCGCGATTCGAGTTGGGGCTAGGCCATCCGGTGCAGGCCCTGGGCTACATCCTGGAGTACATGACTAACGGCGACTTGGCGGCGACCCCTACGGCCGTGCTGCCGCAGCAGATCAGCGATGCGACGATCCTGGCTCGCGCCAGATACTACGCGCACGACCTGGTGGCCAATCAGCCGAATGTGGACATTAAGGTGAAGGCCTTTCATCTCCAGAAAATGCGGACGGTGGAAGCACAGTTTGTGGATCTGCTGCGAGGGGATCAGCAGAATGACAACGCGATTTTCGACAGCAAGGTGATCGACGAGAGCCACGGGCCGGATCTGTCTGGTCCGATTGACGCCGACTACCTACAAAGCCACGTTCTTTACTGGACTTAAATATGCCTCAAATTGAATGGAAAATCGGCGCGGGACACATCATCACGATTGTCATGCTCATCGCGGCAATCTCGCTAAGTTGGGGATCTCTAAACACCAAGATTGACTTGAATGCGAATGCCCTTCTCTCGTTACAGGTTCAAGTGGAGAGCATCCGGGCGACTCAAATTCAAGTTCTTCAGGACCAAGCCCATATACGAGGCAAGCTCGAAGAGCACGACAGGGAAGATACCGCGTGGAGAGAGGCACATCCTAGCGTAAGATGAGTTGAAAGGAGCCAATATGGCAAATGATCTGAGTTCTCCGATGGGTTCGCGGCCTTACGCCGATGGTGGCAAGGGCGGCGAGCACCCCGGTATCAAGGACGGCGTGGCGCTGGGTGCACCGTCCGGTTCGGAACTGATGACACCGATGCAGCAGCGGCCCGAGCCGGTCAAAACGATTCCGGCGCCGGCTGGCCCGGTGACTTTTCAAGTGACCGAAGACGTGCAGTCGATAGAGGGTCGCAAGGGCGCTTTCCCGACCGGCACCAGCATAAAGGCGTAGGGTATGCCGTGGACGGCAAAATCAGCGCGGCGGCACACGCGGAAGGCGAAGTCTGCCAAAAGCAAACGCCAGTGGGCGCACGTCTCCAATAGCATGTTGGAACGGGGCTATTCGGAGGGACAAGCCATCCGCGCAGCCAATTCGGTGGTCAAGCGCCGCGGTAAGAAGAAGTCGGTTAAGCGGTCTTCGAAGCGATGAGAAATGGCGATACCGTCAACGATCCCAGTCAGTATCGCATCGCTGACGACGCTGCTCGCGCAGCGCCTGGGGATCAATCTGTCGGCGAAGGATTACTGGGTCCAGAACGAATTGGACTATCTTGTTCGCAGCGCCATTCGGGAGTTCCAGGTGCTCACCGGATACTGGCGGGAGCGTTTAATACTCACCACCGTGGCCGGCACTCCTTTCTACGATCTATCGGCCATTGCCTCCCCGGCAATCCAGAATTCGGTTCTTGACACTGACATTCTGGCCCAGGTGGGCTATCACCTCTTGGAATACGCGGGGTCCGGGGACTACATCAACACAGGCCAGTTCAGCATTGACGCCGTGGCCGCCGCCCTGGGCGAGCAGACAGACCGCATCCTGGGTGAGACGCGGCTGATGGTGGCCGACGAGGAGACGCTGCCCGGCCCGCCGCCGCCGCAAGGGCGCGTGCTACTGAATCCGGCCACAATCCAGATCCACCGCGCTGAGTGGCAGGATGCCGCATCCGGCCTGTGGAGCCTACTCGACCGCAGCGACGACATCAGCGGCTACGGCTGGTCGAACAACTGGCAACAGAACCCCACTACGCCGCAGGCTTACGCGCTGGATGTGACCCCGCCGCTGCAGTTGCAGTTCATCCCGCCGCCGCTGGCCGAAGGCGCGCTGTCGCTTCTGCTGACTGTCTCGCAGGGCTATGCCTACAGTGCGGGAACCCCGGTCACACTGGCGTTGCCCGACGATTCCACTTGGGCCTTGACTTGGGGAGTGCTGGCGGCGGTGTTGCGGCAGGATGCTCAGTCGCGCGATTACCGCCGCGCCGATTACGCGCAGCAGCGTTTCCATTCGGCCTTGGGTGTGCTGAAAAGTTTCCCGTGCGTGCTGCAGGCGTGGCCGCTGGGATTGCAGCAGTTGCCCTCGACGTTGTTCAATCTCGACCACTGGCAGCCTGGCTGGCGCAATCTAACCCCCGGCTCGCCGCAGACTATCGCGCTCGGAGGTCGCAATCTGGTGGCAGTGGTGCCGCTTCCGGACGAGGTGTACGAAATAGCGCTGGATTGTATTGGCAATTCGCCAGCCAGTGTGGCTCCCAGTACTACCAGTTTCGCTGTGGCCAACGATATTGTGACGGCGCTGCTCGACAATGCCCAGCACGCCGCTTGCTTCAAACTGGCCGGCCCGGAGTTTGAAGGCACGATGGGGATGTACCGCTCCTTCCTGGAAGTGGCCGAGTCGTATGCCTCGCGCGAGCGCGCCGAAGCCATCAACTGGAAGAACCTGCGGGCCGTCACGATGCTCGAAAACCAGCAGACACCGTATGAACTGGCCCCGGCGGAGGAGACGGCCTGATGGACTACAAGCGTCAGCAAAGCCGTTTCACCCAGAAGGGCATCAAGCTCAACTGCCCTATAGATGCCGTGCCAGACGACCGCTTGGCCATCGGCACCAACGTGCGTCCGACGCAAGACGGAGCGCTGGGCATCCGACCCGCCATCGCCCCGTTCTTGGCCCCTTCCTCGTATCCCATCCACAGCCTGCGAGGCTTCAACGCAAACGGAGTGAACTACACTTTCTCCGGCGCGGGCTACAACCTGTATCTGGGCAATGCCCTGGCAGACACGGGCTACAGCGGCAATCCGCTGACTTTTGCTTCCTACCAACCGCTGGCGGCGGTGCAACCGTTCTTGTACGTGGCGGACAGCGCGCGCTATAGCAAAGTGCGAGCTGCCGATAGGACGCGTTTCGCCGTGGGCACGCCGCCGCCGGGCAGCCCGCCGGATGCCGAACTGGGGTCGCCACTGTACTCAGTGGTGGATAACTTCGATTCCGCTGCCGAATGGACTGCGGGCGAGATTGCGGGAACGCCCGCCGACGCCTTGCGCGTGCCGACCGGGACCACTACCGCCGCCGTGCTGTACGACTCCAGCACCACCGGCTGGGCTTGTGTGGCCTTCAGTTCGCTCACCACGGACTGGTTGACCAAGGGTGCGCTGATCGGCATCGGCACCGAGGTGGCGGTCATCAGCGACATGATCCCGGCCGCCGCGACCAACGCCACCACGATTGCCGCTATCCAGTACGATTCGGGCACGACTGGCGCGTGCTGCGTCGTGCTGACCTCGAATACCGCGCTGCTCGACCGCGATTCGCTGGTGCAGATGGGCAGCGAGTTCGTGCGGGTGCTTTCTGTAGCCTTGGGCGAAGATAACGCCGTCAGTTTCCGCTGCTCGACATCCGGCGCGCACGCTGCGGCGGAAGCAGTAGCGTTTTACGATAGCGCACGGATGTACCTGACAGCCAACCACCTCGCGGCGGAAAGCGTCACCGGCGGCTGCGTTACGGCGCTGTTCACGCCCACCAGCAGCACCAACGAAGTGGGCACGATCAGCGAAACCATCGCCTTGGACCTGTCGCAAATCAACAACCGCCCTATCACCGCCGACGATTGGATGCACATCAGCTTGGCTTTCGACACGCCGGGGAATCTGCTGATGGTGCGAATCTTGCTGGACGTGGATGGGGTCAGCAACGACTTCCTGCACAACTACTACTGGGCGGAAATCACTTCCAATGTGCTGCAAGCGGCTTCGACCGGCTCACAAAGCCTGCTGGCGGCGCAGCAAGGCGCCCTGACGCAGCAGGTGACTTCGGCGCAACTGGCGCAGATGACTTCGGCGGTACAACAGATTCAGCTAGCGCAAGCACAAATGGCCGCCGAAGGTCTACCGACAACCCAACTCACACAGCAGATCGCTTCTCTGCAGGCCCAGATTGCGGCAGCGGGCGGCATCTCCGGCGGCACGCAACTAGCCACCGGCTCCGGCGCATGGAGCGAAGTCTTCATCCCGATTTCCACGCTGCTGGCTAATCGTGTCGGCACCGACGTGACGCGCACCCTGGCCAACATCGCCGCTATTCGCGTTGAAGTGACCTGCAGCGCGGCAGTGAATATGTCGGCCGATTCGTGGTGGATTGGCGGCACCTACGGCCCCAATTGCCCCGGATCGATCTATCCCGACAACCCGATCAAGTATTGCTACCGCTATCGCTCCACTATCACCGGCGCACAGAGTACCTGGAGTCCGCTCAACCGAGGTGGCCTGTTCCCCGAGCGGATGCCGGTGGTAGTGACGGGGGCGTGTAGCACGGACCTGCAGGTGGATACGGTAGACATCGCGCGAGTCGGAGCCAGCGTCAACGGCACGCCGGTGTATGCCACATCGATCCCCAATACCGGGACTACCTGGAGTTACGCCGACAACTACGCCGACGCGCAACTGGGCGACCAGATCGAGCAAGTGGACTTCCAGCCCTGGCCGGTGCAGCAGAACCCGATCACCGGCACCTGCTCGGTCGTCGGCACAACCGTTTTCAGCACTTCGGTGGCGATCCCTGCCAATCTGTGCATCGGGACTGAAGTGCTCATCAACGGCGTGGCGACGGTGATTCGCGGGGCGCCGGGCGCGAACACGTTCCAGGTAGAGGACAACATCGACACGGCAACTGGAGTTCCGTTCCAGATCAACAGCCCAACTACTTACGGCAATCCGCTGCCCTACCTGACGGGGCCGTATGACGAAACCTTCTTTGCTTGGGGCGACCCGATCAACCCAGGGCGGGTGTATTTCACAAACCGCACCAACCCGGAGACGGCCAACACCTCTAACTTCATCGACCTGACCAGCAGCGCCGAGCCGGGCATGGGTATTTGCACCTGGAACGGCTACGTCGTGGCCATGACTGCGAATCGCTTTTTCGCCGGGACTACGACTGGGAACGCGGCCAATCCCTACTCGTTTGCTGAAACCAGCGTCGGGGCCGGGCTGCTGGTGCCGTGGTGCTTCGATACCGGCCCGCTGATCTTCTTCCTGTCGCGCAACGGCATCATGGCCACCGACTTGGGGCCGGCCAAGAGTCTGTCGGGCGACGATCTGTACCCATTCCTGCCGCACGAGGGGCAGCCGGGCGTGACTGTCAACGGCTACGAGCCGCCAATGCTTTACCCGGCGCCGCGGCTGTGCTACTGCAAGAATGGCTGGCTATACTTCGATTATCAGACTTCAAAGCTGCCATCTCCGCCGATCCCATCTCCGCCGTCTCCGCCATCTCCGCCACCTCCAGCTCCTCCTCCGCCACCTGGAAACACCTACACCTTGACCGTGATTAACGGGACGGGTAGCGGCACATACGCGGAAGGGGCCGTTGTCCCAATTGTGGCCACGTGCACACCGCCCTTCTCCGAGTGGACTGCGGCAGGAGATTACACGTCCGGCATTAGCAGCCCGACAGACTCTTCAACGACGTTCACAATGCCCGCTGAAAACGCGACATTGACGGCGAATTGTTGTACGGTGGGCGCGACACTGACTCAATACGCCGTTGGGACGGGGTTCAGAGGGGCGTCTGGTACGGCTACCCTCGGGGCAGTCCCGACGGTAGGGAACATGCTGGTGCTCGCCATCATGAACAACGTAGTCCCCAATTTCGATTCAACAAATCTCGATGGTCTCGGGTGGATAAACGCGCTAGGAACTGGTCAACAGACAGAAGGTGGAAGTTTCAAGGGCAATGTTTATTACAAAGTAGCTGGAGTTGCCGAGCCGCAATCAGTTACGATCAACATGCAATCGGAGTTGGGATCTGTTGCTTTTGTAGTAATGGAATGGGCCGGCCTGAACGGGATAGACCAGATTGCGTATAGAACAGACAACGAAATGTACACCGGAGGGCCTTTCTATGCCGAAACCGGGGTGGTCACTACAACAGCAGCAAACGAATTGGTAATTGCAATAGCAGGCATTTCACTTCCAGGCGCACCTTACTGGGGGGCCTCTTCCTTTAACCAATTTGTGCAAAATTGGGTTTTGACTGGCCCTGTTAGCCCTGCCATGACAGACATGACTGGAACCATCACGTATGGTGAAACCAGTGAAGGCGTTGAAGACATAGAGCGTGGCATGGACGTGGCTTACGCAAATATCAATACGGTAGGAGGCTATGAGGCCACAGCGTATTACGGGGGGCAACCGTGGGGTTTAATAAATTACCAAACGGCAATGATTGTCACTTTCCAGGCTGCTCCTTGTTCGGGATAGACTTATGGAACAAGTCAACCAGCACATCCAGATCCGATTGCGAATCCCTGGTCTCAAAGCTCCAGTGGGGCTGGGGACTGCGGTGGCTCGGGTGACTAAGAGCGTGGGGATCTCGCCCTGCGGCGGGTGTGCGAAGAGAGCGGCAGCGTTGGACAAGCGCGTGCTTCTGACTCCCCGGCGAGGTGAGAAATGAGTACCACGTATCCGCGCACGCTGGCCATTAACCTGCTGAACCCCGGCTGGTGGGCCGATCTCTACACCCCCGCGGTGACGCTGCACCAGCAGAGCGAAGACCGAGACAGCATTGTGACCCTGGTGGGCTGCGCGGACGGGACGATCCAACAGTTTGCCGATTTGGCGGCCGATACCGGCGGGCCGATTGAGTGCCAGGTGCGCGGGAATGCTTCGACGTTCGGCGATTTCCGGGCGGCCAAGCAACTAGAGGACGTGTTTGTTGACTGCGACGCGGCCGCGACCGACGACGGGATCACGGTCACACTGCTAGCTGACAACTGGTCAACTGCGATCCTGCAGGAGATTCTAACCGGCGCGCGCAGCGTCAGCCGCCTGCCGATGAGCAACCCAGCGGATTACGGCATTTTCAACGTCAATGCGGCGCTCGATTTCTTCTGGAGCGGGCCGGGCCTGCTGTATGGCTGCGAGTTGACGGCGCTGCTCGTGCCGGTATCGGTGACGCGGTTCGCGCCACAACCCACTTCCCACGGCCTGCAGGGCTACCACAGCGTGCGCGAGGTGCGCCCCTTGGTGCAGGGTAGCGGGACGTGCGTGATCGCCGCAGCGTGCGAATTTGGCTCATTCAGCCTAGTTGTGGCACTGACCGGCGCCCTGCAGAAGTTGTACTTGCCCTGCCCACCCAACAAGGGGATGCTGTACGGCTGGACGGTCACCGGCGCCCCAGTGCGCGTGTACGAGCCGGATTTCGAGGTTTTGGTGAAAGCTTGGGGCAGCGACAGCCCGTTCCAGATTGTGCGGCCCTTCGGCGAGCAAGGCTCCGCAGGAGGCATGGTATGAGCGGCTTGGGCAACAAGTCGTTCCAGGGCTTCGGGCTGCCGGCCGACGCCGCCCGTCGGCTGGACGATCTGGCGCGGCAGGTCGGTTCCCTGCAAAAGGAACTGGCGGCACAGAAGGCCGCTGCAGCCGCTACTACCGCCGCGGCGCTGGCGCTTCCTGCTGCGCCCTCCACCGTAGCTCAGAACCTGACCAATGCCATTGGGAAGGCTTCCTCCGGGCAGCCGACTACGATTCCCAGCGTCACTGCACTGCCATCCAGTACTAGCCCGCTGGCCTACGACGGCTCCGTAGTTTTCTACAACGGGCGACTGTATCGCTACACAGCCAAGACTAGTACTTGGGCACTAGTGAGCGGCGAGGATCTTGTCCCCGGCACTTATGGCGACAGCACCGACGTGGCGCAGATTGTCGTCGGCCCGGATGGGGTGATTTCCAGCATCACCGCCGTGGCCATCGCAGGCTTCGGAGGCTCTGGCACATTCAGCGAGATCATTTTCCCTGGCACTTCTCACTCGTTGATCGTTACAGTCGATCCGGCAACAGGCGCCTGGACGTGGACTTTCCCGCTCAATGCAGGCTCGAATCATCAGATATTGCAGACTGACGGCAGTGGCAACACATCTTGGACAGGAGCACCTACCATTGCTGCTACGAACATTACTGGGCTGCCAGTAGGAATACCTACAGGGGGAACAACCGGGCAGTCTTTGACTAAGAATTCTAATACAGCCTACGACGTAGTGTGGGCTACAGTTTCTGGAGGCGGCGCAAGTTTTCCTTGGATGCCGACCTTCACGCCGCCAGTAGCGGCAGATTTTTCGTGGGTCAATCAAGGGACCGCGACGCTTGATAGTTCAAATCCAGCTTGTATATATCTCACGGCACCGGCCGCTGGTAACAACTTGCGCATTTTGAAACAGGCATTGAGCGGTTCCAAGACCCTGACGGTTGGTTATTCTGCTCTATTTCTTAACCTTGGCTATCAAGGGCGCGGGGTTGTCCTTTATGATAGCTCGCTGGGGAAAGCCGTTACCTTTTTACTTGTAAGCTTCAGTAACTTAATTGGTTACTACGTGTCGGAGTTTACTTCTGTGTCAAGTGGAGGTAGCGATATTTTTTCCTCATTGACAACCCAACCTCCATGCATAGCATGGATGCGTATAGTGTACACCTCTGTATCCAATGTGCTGTTTCAATTTTCCATGGACGGCGCTCATTGGAAGGACCTAACAACGGCTTTTGATTTCTCGGCTTTCTTCACTCCTGATTCTATTGGGTTTTGCGTGAATCCAAATGCTGGGCCTTATGATACTGATATGGCGGTTGTGAGTTTTACCCTAGCGTAGGAAGGAACCAATCATGCGGCGTAAGTCAATTCTCAATGCGATTCTGGCGGGGCTGATGGTGCTGGCGACCGCCTCCGCCGGGCAGCGCATCCAGGGCTGGTGCGAAAAGGGCGGGCAGGCCGTCAATGTAGTCGGATACCTGTCTTCCGCCGCTACGCCGGTCCAGCGCTCCTACCCATCCTGCACGGTCACGGTTTACGTCACGGGCAGCGGTGGGACGTTGGCCTCAATCTATTCCGACAGTAGCGGTGGCACGCTGCATTCCAACCCGTTCACCGCCGATTCGACGGGACATTGGTACTTCTACCTGTCGCCCTCTGGCCAGCATGTCGATGTGCAAATCTCGGGCACCGGGCTGACACCCTTCACGCTTCTGGCGGATGTGGGCAGCTATACGACTGTCTACAACGTGAAAGACTACGGCGCCAAGGGAGACGCGACCACGGATGACACCACCGCCATCAACGCGGCCATCACCTATGTGGCCGCCAATGGCTGCGGAACGGTGTTTTTCCCTCCTGGGGTCTACATGGTGAGCACCACCGCGAGCACGGTTGCTATTAGCCTTGCGAGCTGCGTGGACCTGCAAGGGGAGTCTACGGATTCGTCCATAATCAGGCTCAAGAACGCTACCTTGAACCATGACCTGATTCTTGGCTCGGCGATCAACAATGTCACGATCAGCAACCTCACGATAGACCAGAATAACGCCCCGACCGTGACCGCCGGGTATGCCCCCGTTGCCTGCGCCAGTTGCACCTACTTTACCCTCAAGGACAGCGCAATCATAAATATGGATTTTCATGGGTTAGGGCTTAGCGCCGGGTCGAACAACGACATCAACCATAATGTCTTCAGCCGCACGAACCCCTGGGCTACCTGTACCGGGACCGCTACCACCTCCGGGACTACTGTGACTCGGGTGAGCGGATGCTCATTTGGTGATTGGAGAATTTCTGCCGGCGGCGGGAGCATGTGGATCAACAGCGGAATGTATAGCATGTCTTCCATCAACAGCCCTCCCGGAACAATCACTATCACGCCTTCGACCACCACGCAGACCAGCCCGGTTCCGTTCATTATCCAAGTAGGAGGAGGAATATCGTTCTCCGCCGGTGTGCAGAAATCTTACTTCCGAAATAACTACCTCTACGGCCTAGACATGGACATGACGGTCATCGATTCTGAAATCTCAGGCAACATCATCGACGACATGAATTACGGATCTGGGATCGTGACGGAATGTGACTATCGCAACAGAAACAGTATCATCCGCAACAATCATATCTTTGCTGATGCGAGTTCTCCGGTTTACTCCACGGCATCGTGCATCGAGACTTGGGGGTTCGCATACTTAGTCGAGGGAAACATTTGCCATGGCCAGTCAGGGCCAGGGATTGACGTTGGGGGACAGGGCAGTATTGTAGCCAATAACATTGCTTATGACAATGGCCAGCTTATCACAATCTCTCCTACCTCGACCTACTCGGGTTTTACGGCGCGCGCATCTACGCCGCATACCCCTATCTCCGCCCCGCTGACCTACAGCTCAGGGTGCTTGAGTTGCGATTACTGCACCTTCAGCAACAACTCAGCTTACAATGACATCCCCGCCACCGGAACGCAATACTATGGTTTTCGTGTTGAAACGGCGGGAGGTTACACTTCTGTTGGGGTAACATCAGTTGGGAATTCCTGGCAGGGTTCGACCGCTGGCGCACCGGAGTCCATACCCGCTGGAGTCAGCACGTTTGCCGAATCCCGGCCGCAGTTCTCAGGAGCCAAATCTTGGACACCGGGAACGATTACTAACGGGTCCCGAGTCACCACTACTACAACCGTAACCGGCGCCCAGTTGGGTTCCCAGGTTACAGCCGGGTTCAGTCTGGACCTGCAAGGTGCTACCATCACGGCCTACGTGAATGCAGCTGACACTGTAACCTTGGTCATTCAAAACAGCAGCGGGTCTTCGGTCACACTAGGAGCGGGCACGGCGTTCGTGACCGTCACTCTACCCCAGAACTATGCTAACTATTAGGAACACAAGAAGGCACATCATGAAAACTCTGATTCTCTTCGTTCTATTCGCTGCCGCGGCGCTAGGCCAAATCTGGTACCCAGGGGTGTTTATTGCGGGCACTCCTCCCGGCGGGATCGGGGCCGCGTGCACTGCAACCACATACGGGTATCTCAATTCATCTGGACAAGTCATTACCTGCCAGAGTAACGCGTGGACGGTCGTAACCGGCAGCGGTTCTATGACATGGCCCGGTGGGGCTGGTTTCGCATTGTATGGAGGCTCAAGTGCTTGGGGAACAAGTTTTGTCCCGGCCTCTACGGCGGTTCCATTTGGCAATGGGACTACGTTCCTTCAGGATGCGACCAACTTCAACTATGTGACCGGGACTCACGCCTTGACCATCACCGGGCCGATGAGGGCAGCTAGCTTCGGGACAGGGGCTACGGCGCTTTCTGCGAGTGGTGGGGAACAGACTCTCGGCTCGGCTTGTCCCGGAACCCAAACCTACGACACTTGGTTCTTCTCTTCCGCTAATCACATCCCGCAGTTCTGCCTTGGGAGCGGGACGACCGTGGTGGCAACAGATGTAGTCCCTCTCGCAGCTCCTGGTTCGGATCATAAATGGGTCTTCTACGTGGACAATACTGGGACGCAGCAACGCACACAGCCCGCGATGGGCGACATTAGCGGAACGCTTGGGTTGGCGGCAGGCGGAACCAATGTCGATCTGTCCTCTGCCGGCGGGACGGTGAATACGAACGGTACTCAGCTTCTCCACGACAACGCCTCCCATGTGATTTCCTCATCTGCTCTGATTACTCAAGACATCCCAACCGCTCATGTGACGCGCACGGTCGTTTTCACTGATATCGCTCCGGTAGTTGGGGATGACGGGCTAATCACCGTCCTGAATCCGGCAACAGCAATCCACCTAACCAAAGTGAGTTGCGGTCAAACAGGAGCCACCTCGATTGTTGTCAATCTCGTTAAGGCAACCTACTCTTTGCTGGGGACGGATATGACAGTAACGGCAGGCGACATCAACACAGTCACTACGAGCACTTTCCTGAATGGGAACTCTCAGTGCGGAGGCACAACCTCCTGCGCGGTAGCTGCACACGCGCCGGTTACGGTGCATATTGGGACGAATACGGGCACTGCAACAACCTTGGCGTGCAGTATTGATTACACGGTGGACTAGCATGAAACGGCTTCTCTTCTTTCTGGCGCTTTGTCTCCCGGCGTTCGGGGCATACGCGAACCATGTCCAGATCACCGTCGCTCATGGGATGGTTTCGGGTAGTTCCGACCTAATCAATAAAACCGTCACAATTATATTATCCGGGAACCAATTCAAAGCCAGCGGCGGTCACATCCAGAACTCTGTAGTATTCAACGGACAGACGGTTCCGGCTGATCTGGAGTATGACACTACGAGCGCTTGCAATGGGACGCTTGGCAGCACGCGATACTATTTCGATATCGAATCCTGGGACCAGACAAATGGAATTGTCATTACCCACGTTCTGAATCCAACCTTATCTCATACAGTAGACTGGACGCCTTATGTTTGTTACAATGATGCAACAGTAACAACCTACCAGGGCGGCACAGTTGGGCAAGCATATGACAGCCATTTCATTTCTGGTCTCCATTTTGCGAACGGCACCTCCCTTTCTTTGTATGATTTCATTACAGGAGTTCAAGGGACTGGAGTGAATACTCCAGGGGTAAGTGCTTCAGGGCAGATAGATGGGGCTGCGACGTTTGATCATGCAACCAATAACTATGTGCATGAAACGGTCACAACGTCGATTTCTGCATACTCCTACAGCTTCTGGTTCAACCCAACGAGCACACCCACTACTGGCGTGGGGGCTGTATTCACTGGTTATCAAATCAGTAACTCTCTTGGTTGGAATTACGATCACCCTTCTAGTTCATACCAGTATGCAGCATCCCACCAAGACGCCAGCACTAACTGGCACGGTTCACAATGCGCTGCCCCCACGGTGGGTTCGATGAATTTCATCTATGTAACATGGGATGGGTCAAACCTAACTTGTTACTTGAACGCTTCTCCTAACACTCCCGTTTCTGTTACAAATGGCCTATATGCTCCGGTGGGAGACATGGCGGTTGGCGGTAACTCTCTGGGCAGTGACAGCGTATCGGCAACGGTAGATGAAGTCCAGTACATGAATACAAGCCGCTCCCAGGATTGGATCACCACGGAGTACCGCAACCAGGGCCAATATGGAACCTACGTCACCCAGGGCAGCGAGCAGGGCGGTGGCGGCGGAGCAAGGCACAAAGTTGTCATATCGAACTAAAACCGTGAAGAAATTTCTTCTACTTCTCGCCATACTCTCTAGCCCGGTGTGGGCCTCTAGCTT